ACGGTGGAAGATGGAATTGAACTGGTTGGGGATTCCATTCTTGCTGAACGGCTGTATTCCCGGATGCTATTCGGCCAATACAACCCCCGCAAGCTGGAAGCCTTTGCTGATTTGGTTCAAAGCACCAATGAACGCCTGATTGTGTTTTACAACTTCAATGAGGAATTGACCCGCCTGACGGCCATTGCTGATGATCTGAAGCGCCCGGTTTCCCAAGTGAACGGGGCTGTGAAGGATTTGACGGCCTATGAAGAAGCAGATGATTCCATCACCTTCATTCAGTATCAGGCCGGGGCTATGGGCTTGAATCTGCAAAAGGCCAACCGCATTGTTTATTTCACGCTGACCGACAAATCAGAATTATATGAGCAAAGCAAGAAGCGTATTCACCGTATTGGACAGGAACGCCCTTGCTTTTATTATATCCTGCTTTGCAAAAACAGCGTGGAAGAACACATTCTTGAAACCTTGGATATGCGCCGTGATTACACGGACGAACTGTTCAAAGAAAGTGAGGATTGAACCCCATGAAGGTTTGTAACTTTGAACCCTGTGCGCAGAACGGTTCTAACATGTGCTGCTTCTTCTGCCCGGAAAAAGCAGCCTGTGATTCCCCCTGTGACAAGCACCCTGATTCCTGTGGTCATTGCGGTACGGTTGAAACTGACCTTGCCGCCTTTGAAACGCAGTATATGACCGTGTTTGAGCAAATCAAGCGGGTTGTGGAATCCAAGAAGGCGATGGAAGCGCAAGAAAAGGAACTGAAGGACAAGCTGCGTGAAGCGATGGAAGCCCACGGAATTAAGAGCATTGACAACCAGCTTGTCAAAATCACCTATGTTGCGCCCACCACGGCGATTTCCATTGACAGCGCCAAGCTGAAAAAGCGTTACCCCGCCATTGCGGAAGAATGTTCCAAATCTTCCCCCAAGGCTGGATATATCAAGATTGAAGTGAAGGAGTGAATCAAGATGCGTAAGCTGAAGCGTTCCATTGCCCGTGCCAACATGAAGGCCGCTGGAATCGGCAATATCAACCGCAAGCGTGTTGTGCAGACCTTGGAAGGAAAGGTTGAAACCTGTTCCTTCTTTTCTAAGAACTGGCGCAAGTGGGTTTCCGGCAATCCCTACGCCAAGAAATCCCGCAAGAAGTCCCGCAAGGTGTAACCTATGGGAAAGGTGCGTTGGAAAATCGTGGAATCACATCCCAATTACGAAGTTTCCACGATGGGCGAAGTTCGCAACATTCGCACAGGCAGAACCCTTTCCCCCTACGATGACGGGCGCGGTTATCTGCGCGTGAAGATTGATGGGCGCTGTGAACGCCTTCATATTCTGGTTGCTGTTGCCTTCCTACCCAACCCGGAAGGAAAGCCCATTGTGAACCATAAGCACGGCAGGAAACATGATTGCCGTGCTTCACAACTTGAATGGGCAACGGCTTCAGAAAATACCCTTCACGCATACCGAACCGGGCTTATCAAGCGAAAAAAAAGGCGGTGATTGATTGGCCGGGGAAAAGAATTTTGAAAACCGGGTCAAAAGCTGGTTGGAGAAAGAAGGCATATATGCCGCTGGAACACCTGAACAGAATATTGTTCAGCCCGTGCGCGGGTGGTATTTCAAGGTCTGGGGTGGTGGATTCCAGAAGGCCGGGATTCCTGATCTGATTATCAATGTGAACGGCTTCTTCCTTGGTGTGGAGCTGAAAAGTGACACGGGAAGGCCGTCTGATCTGCAAAAGAAGAATGTGCAGCTTATCAATCGGGGAAACGGGTTGGGGCTGGTGCTATATCCAAAGGGCTTTGAACAGTTCAAATCCATTGTGAAGGGGGTGAAGGAATGCAATGTAGCCATTCCCGTCTTGAATGCTTTGAAAGCTGCGCATTCAAGTACAAAATGCGATACCTTGACCGTCTGAAGGTGATTCCTTCAGATAAGCCGGATGACGCATTGATTCTGGGTCATGCCCTGCATACGGGCATTGAAAAGGGGGTGGAAGCGGGTGTTCATGAATACCTGATGGCCTATCCCATCATCACGGATGCCCATGTGAACGAACAAATCAAGCTGGAATACTGGATTCCGAGGGTTCGGGCGGCTTTGCCCCAAGGTCAGCATGAAGTCACGCTTTCTGATTCTCATTTCATCGGTTTCATAGATCTTCTGACCTCTGCAACCATGTTCCATGAATCGGAAGTTCCCGGTTTATATGACCTGTGGGATTTCAAGTACACTTCCAAGGGTTCACGGTATCTGGAATCTGAACAGCTTCACCTTTACAAATACTTCTTTGAACGGCTGAACCCCGGTAAGAAGATTCGGAACATGAACTATGTGATTGTTCCTAAGGTGAATATCAAGCAAAAAGGCACAGAAAGCCTTCAGGACTTCAGACGCAGAATTGAAAGTGAACTTTCAAAACTGAATATTGAATTCCTGCCCGTGACCTATGACCCCAACAAAGTAATTGAATTCTTCATGGGTACAAAGTCCCTGATTGAAGCGGATGAATACCCCAAGAATCCCAATTACCTTTGCAACTGGTGTGAATATCAAGATTTTTGTCAGAAAGGACTGAATTACATGATTCTTCCCAAGAATGAACGCCGTAACCTGAACGCCGTGACCAAGCGTGTTGTGTGGCTGTATGGTGCGCCCTTCAGCGGCAAGACCTTCTTTGCCAACGCTTTCCCTGACCCCATCATGCTGAACACGGATGGCAACATCAAGTTTGTGGATGCCCCCTTCATCCCGATCAAGGACAAGGTGGAAGTTTCCGGGCGCATGACCAAGCGAACCTTGGCATGGGAAATTTTCAAGGAAGTCATTGACGAACTTGAAAAGAAGCAGAACGATTTCAAGACCATTGTGGTTGATCTGCTGGAAGATGTGTATGAGGCTTGCCGCCTGTACATGTACAAGGAAATGGGTATCACCCATGAATCTGATGATTCCTTCCGCGCATGGGATAAGGTGCGAACCGAATTCCTTTCCACCATTCGCCGCCTGATGAATCTGGATTATGAAAACATTATCCTGATTTCCCATGAGGACACCAGCAAGGACATTACCAAGAAGGGCGGCGATAAGCTGACTTCCATCAAGCCCAATCTTCAGGACAAGGTTTCCAATAAGGTTGCTGGTATGGTGGATATTGTGGCGCGTGTCATTGCTGATGGTGATGAACGTGTTCTGTCCTTCAAGACCAACGAAGTCATTTTCGGCGGTGGCCGTCTGACCGTCAAGGAAAAGCAGATTCCGCTTGACTATGACGCTTTTGTTCAGGTGTACGCTGAAGCCAACAAGAATACCAAGGCGGCGGTGCAGCAGGACAAGCCCACCCGCAAACCCAAGGCCGAAAAGCCGGATGTGAACCCCGCTGCTGAAGTTCCTGCCCCTGAAGCGGAAGAACCCGCTGAAATGGAAACCCCTGCCGGATTGACTGAAGCTGTGCAGCAGGAAGAAACTGCCGCTGCTGATGCCGCCGAAATGAACGCCGGGATGCAGACCGTTGAACCCAATTCGGGTGAAGCAACGGAAGCCCCTGCCCCCAAGCCTGTGACCCGAACCCGCAAAAGGAGGGGTGAATAATGAGCAAGTATACCGCGCTTTTGAACGTGCTGAAGGCTAACGGCCTTTTCAAAGCTATTCACCGTGGAAACCGCAATCTGACCCCGCCCAAGGGCATGACCCCTGAAGATGTGGAAGCGCGTCAGCGCAAGGCATTTGAATCCTATTTGGGAATGAAGATGCTTTCTGACCCGCTGCTGAAGCGCCTGATGAACAATGCGGCGCAGGAACTTCTTTTCAACGCCCTGTGGAATGATTTCAAGGGCTATGAACCCAAGCCGGAAGCCCCCAAGGAACAGCCCTGTAATCCCAAGCAGAACCCGTTTGGTGATCTGACCCCGGAACAGGCGCTTTTGATGGGCATTCTGGGCGGTGTGCTTCATTCCGTTTTCACCGAATCCCCGGAAACCCCGGATGAATAATCAAGCTGAACATTTTCCCCCTGAAAAGTTCAACTTGATCTGAAAAACCCCTGAAAAACACCCCATTTCAAAAACAAGATGTGCGAAAGGAAGTATTTTGTTATGAGCAACAACATTTGGGATGAATTTGATAAGGCCATTGACACTTCTGCCCTTGCCGATGATGTGAAGAATTCCGCTTCCGGCGAATACAAGACCGTTCCCCACGGTGAATATGAAGTTTCCATTGAGAAGATGGAACTGGTTGTCACGAAGGAAACCAAGAAGCCCATGCTTTCCATCTGGTTCAAGGTGCTGTCTGAAGGCGCGTACAAGGGCAGCTTCATCTTCTACAATCAGGTTGTGGAACAGGCGTTTCAGGTTCACATTGCCAATGAGTTCCTGCGTTCGCTGGATTCTGGGCTTGACGTGGAGTTCAAGACCTACAAGCAGTATGGCAACCTGATTATGGATATTCACGAAGCGATTTCCGGCAAGCTGGAATATGCCCTGAAGTTCAGCGAAGGCAAGAAGGGCTTCAGCAAGTACGAAATCACCGAGGTTTTCGAGGTCGAAGGCTAATTGAATACGCGCCCCGGCAGGACTTCACATCCTGCCGGGTGTGCTTTGGAAAGGGTGGTGAAGATAGTGCTGTTTTACGACTTTGAAGTATTCAAATATGATTGGCTGGTTGTGGTTATGGATATGACAGCCAAGAAAGAACACGTTATTGTGAACGATGCCCAAGCGCTGGAAGCGCTGTATCAGCAGAACGTGAAGGATATTTGGGTTGGCTTCAATAGCCGTCATTATGACCAATACATTTTCAAGGGGATTCTGTGCGGGTTTGACCCCAAGCGAATCAATGATTTCATCATCCTGAAGGGTAATCCGGGATGGAAATTCAGTTCAATGCTGCGCCAAATTCCTTTGAACAACTATGATGTAATGCAGAACACGGACAGGGGTTTGAAATCCTTTGAAGGCTTCATGGGCAATGATATTCGGGAATCTTCCGTTCCCTTTGACATTGAACGAAAGCTGACCCCTGAAGAAATCGAAGAAACGGTGAAATACTGCCGTCACGATGTTCAGCAGACCATTGAAGTGTTCCTGAAGCGCAAAGGTGATTTTGAAGCCCATCTTGGCCTTGTGAAGCTGGCCTGTCAAGGCGGGGCGCTTGACCTTTCCCTGATTGGAAAGACCAAAGCGCAGTTGTCAGCGGTGATCTTGGGGGCAACACAGAAACCCCATGATGACGAATTTGACATTGATTTCCCGTCTACCATGCGCATTGAAAAATATACCCAAGTGGTGGATTGGTACAAGAATCCCGCCAATCGGCGCTATACCGATGAACACGGGAACAAAGTGCAGCTTGAAACCATGATTGCGGGTGTACCCCATCAGTTCGGTTGGGGCGGTGTTCATGGAGCGCTGGAAAAGTATTCGGGTGAAGGGTATTACCTGAACATGGACGTTGCTTCCCTGTACCCGTCTTTAATGATTCGGTACAACCTTCACAGCCGGAACATTCCCAACCCAGCCAAGTTCACCGAGATTTACCACACCCGCCTGAAATATAAGGCAGAGAAGAACCCCCTGCAAGCCCCCTTGAAGCTGGTGCTGAATTCCACCTATGGTGTCATGAAGGACGCGCAGAACGCATTATATGACCCCCTGCAAGCAAATCGTGTTTGTGTGTACGGTCAATTACTGCTGGTTGACCTGATGGAACGGCTTGAACCCCATTGCAAAATCATTCAATCCAACACAGACGGCGTTCTTGTGAAACTGCCGGATGGTTCGGATGAAACCTTCTTTCTGATTGATGATATTTGCCATGAATGGGAGCAGCGGACGGGTTTGACGCTGGAATTTGACGAATACAGGAAAGTGTTCCAGAAGGATGTGAACAATTACATCATCGTGGATGCTTCCGGGAAGTGGAAATGCAAGGGTGCTTATGTGAAGAAGCTGTCTCCCCTTGATTATGACCTTCCCATCCTGAACAAAGCCTTGGTGGATTACATGGTGAAGGGTGTTCCCGTGGAAGAAACCATTCTGGGCTGCAATGATCTGAAGGAATTCCAGCTTGTGACCAAGATTTCCGGCAAATATAGCGAGATTCGCCACGGGGCAAGGTATCACAAGGAAAAGGGGCTTGACGGTCAGATAACGCTTATATGGGACGCACAGGGCAAGAAAATCAAGGAAAAGTGTATTCGGGTTTTCGCGTCCACCAATCCGGGTGACGGGGGCGTAACCAAGATAAGCGTGAGAACCGGGAAGCCGGAAAAGATACCGAACAGCCCGGAACATTGCTTCATTTGGAATGATGCTGTGAACGGTGTACCCGTTCCCCCGAATCTGGATAAGCAATGGTATATTGCCTTTGCGCGGAAACGATTGAAAGATTTCGGAGTGATCTAACATGGGTGCAAAAAAAAACCTTGTGGCAACACAGGCGCAGGAAAGGGGGTTGAACCGTGTTCTTCCGTGGGTATGTAGCAACCAGAAACAAGCGCTGTATTGAAAAATACAAAGACAGGACTGACCTGAAAACCTATGAGGAAATCAAGAACCTTCCCGAATTCGCGGGTGTGCTTGCTTCCAATGCCATTCTGGTTGATCTGGATGACGCTGAACAAGCTGAAACCCTGATGAACATTGTGGAAGCCCTTCAGTTGAATTGCCGGGTGTATCAAACCACAAGGGGAAAGCATTTCCTGTTCAAGAACACCCGAATTGAAAAGTGTTCAACCCATTCCACCCTTGCCTGTGGCCTGACTGCTGACATAAAATCCGGCTTTTCCAATTCCTATGAAATCCTGAAGGTGGACGGTGAAGAACGGTTCATTGAATGGGATATTGAAGAAGGGCAGGAATATCAGGAAATTCCCAAATGGCTGTTCCCGGTCAAAACTTCAGCCGAATTTTTGAGCATGGAAGCCGGGGAAGGACGCAATCAAGCGCTTTTCAATTACATTTTGACCCTTCAGGCCAATGATTTCAGCGTGGAAGAAACCCGTGAATGTATCAGAATCATCAACCGCTTTATCCTGAAAGACCCCCTTTCAGATGATGAACTTGAAGTGATTCTGCGGGATGATGCCTTCAAAAAGCCTATCTTCTTCAGGGGTTCAACCTTCCTGTTTGATAAGTTTGCCGTGTACCTGAAGAACAATTCCCACATTTTGCGAATCAATAACCAGCTTCACCTTTATGAAGATGGGATTTACAAAAGCGGGTATGCTGCGCTTGAAAGCGCCATGATTGAACTGATTCCTGATCTGAAAAAGGCACAGCGAACAGAAGTATTGGCCTATCTGGAAATTCTGGTTCGGGAGAACACCGAACCCGCGCCGGCGCATTTGCTGGCCTTCAGAAACGGCCTTTTGAATGTTCTGGATGATACCTTCATCCCCTTTGCCCCTGAACACGTTATCACTAACCGCATTGAATGGGATTACAACCCCAACGCCTATGATGATCTGACGGACAAGACCTTGAACAAGATTGCTTGCAATGACCGGGCAATTCGCGCCCTGCTGGAAGAATCGGCGGGATATTGCCTGTTCCGGCGCAATGAACTTGGCAAAGCCTTCATCCTGACGGGAAGCGGTTCAAATGGTAAATCAACCTTTTTGAACATGGTGAAATTCATGCTTGGGCGTGAAAACGTGTCCAGCCTTGATCTGAAGAAGCTGTCTGACCGCTTTTCAACGGTGATGCTGTTCGGTAAGCTGGCCAACATCGGTGACGATATTTCTGATGAATTTGTGGTGGACACCAGCATTTTCAAGAAGATTGTGACGGGTGAAACCATTGACGCTGAACAGAAGGGGCAACCCAAGTTTGAATTTGAACCGTTTGTGAAGCTGTTCTTCAGCGCGAACAACATTCCCCGCATGGGTAAAGGCCGTGATTGGGACGCAATCAAGCGCCGTCTAATCATCATTCCCTTTGGGGCAAAGTTCAGCCCCCAAGACCCGGATTATGTGCCGTTCATCGGTGATAAGCTGCGCACACAGGAAGCGGTGGAATACCTGATTCGTGTGGGCGTTGAGGGCTTGAAAAGGGTGCTGGATTCCCGGCAGTTTACCCCGTCCGACAAGGTACAGAAAGAATTGGATGAATACGAAGAATCCAATAATCCCGTTCTTGCCTTTGTTCGGGAATGCGAGGAAGAAGGCTATTACATCGAAAATCAGCCAACGGCTGAAGTATATGAACGCTATGCTGAATTCTGCATTGCCAATAACCTGAAGCCCATGTCCAAGATTGAGTTTTCCAAGGCTATCAATAAGCTGCTGGATTTTGAAACGGCAATCAAGCGCGTGGGTTCAAAAACGGTGCGCGTGTTCAGCAAGAAAGGATGATTCTATGATCTACGGTGACAAGGATATTCGGGAAAAGGTATTTGCTGCGGGTGTTGTGGAAAACGCCCATGCAAAGCAAATCAACCCCGCTTCCCTGAATATCAGGCTGGGCAGCACCTTCCTGAAGCCCAAGCCCTGTCAGATGGTTCAGCTTGGATGGGAAATGGAATATGACCGGGTGGAAGTAACCCCCGGTCAAGTTTACACCATCAAGCCCGGTGAATTCGTGTTGGCAACCACGATGGAGAAAATCACCATGCCGCCCAATCTGGCCGCTTTCGTTCAGGGGCGTTCTTCCATTGGTCGAATTGGCCTGACGGTGCAGAACGCCGGATTCATTGACCCCGGTTTTTCGGGTCACATCACCCTTGAATTGGTGAATGAATCCACGGCTGAACTGCTGCTTGTTCCCGGCTATCCTGTGGGACAGCTTGTTTTCTTTGAAACCACCCCGGTTGAATCGCCCTATCACGGCAAGTACAACGGACAGGTGGAAGCCACGGGAAGCAGGATGTTCCTTGATGGACTGAACAACCGCTGTGTGTGCTGCGGTGAACTGATTCCTGAAGGGCGGCAAGTTTGCCCTTCCTGCGACAAATGAAAGGCGGTGAAGCCGAATGAACGGAAATAACAATTCCGTGAACCATCCCACCCATTACAATATGGGCAAGATTGAAGTGATTGATGCAATCGAAGATTGGAACTTGAACTTCAATTTGGGTAATGTCGTGAAATACGTTGCCCGTGCTGACCACAAGGGCAACCCCAATGAAGATTTGTTCAAGGCGCTGTGGTACATCCGGCGCGAACTGAACAGAAGGGGCGTGAAAGTATGATTCGTATTGAAAACGTTGATACCTATGGTTGGGAAGCTGCAATTCGTGGTATGCGTAACCCGAAAAACAGTTGGGGGAAATCTGACAGTTACTTCACAGACCACGGTACAAGTGTCGGTGAAGAAGATCTGAAGTTGATGAAAACGCTGGGCGGTGCGGGAGCTGTTCACGGTAAATTCATGCGCATGATTACCGTTACCCTTGATATAACCGCCCCGTTGTATTGGTGGAAGGAATTTGATACTTATAAGGTTGGTACGGTTGCAAATTCCTGTTCTACCATGCACAAGATTCACAGCAAAGAAATCACCATAAATGACTTCAGTTTTGATGATTGTTTTTGTCCTGTGGACGAAGAAGAAGAAGTATTTGCACGGGAAATGTTCATGCAGCATGTGAAGGATTGCGAAACGATGCGCAAGTATTATCTGACATATACTGAAAGAGCGAAAAACGAACATTTCACAGAAAAAGAACGCAATCACTTCAAACGGGTGGCGGGGCGTTTCTGGCGGCGATTGATTCAGATGCTTCCTACTTCCTACAATCAGCGCAGAACCATTCAACTGAATTATGAAGTGCTGCGCGGAATGTATGCGTATAGGCAGAATCACAAGCTGGATGAATGGCGCGCGTTCTGCAAGTGGATTGAATCCTTGCCCTATGCTGGTGATCTGCTTGTGGGTGAAGCGAAATGAACGCAAATAAACCCCATGTGTACGCCAAGCACATAGAAAAGAAAAACCTTCACGGTTATATGGTCAACCACACCGTTCCCTTTCTGAAGCTGTTTGACGCTGAAGAATACTGTATGCAGCAGAATGTTCCCCCGGATAAAGACCACCTGACCTTTGACCCCAAGAACGCCCGGCTTTGTGCAATCGGCCTGATTCCTGAATTGGAACGGCTGCGTGATCTGCTGGAAGTTCAGCTTGCAGAAGTTCAGGAAAAAACAAGGGTCTATGCGGCAAAGCGGGACAAGTTCAAAGCGCTGCATTCCGTTATGGGGAATGTGGAAGCGGAAACGACACAAGAAGAAATACAAAGATTGATTGGGCAATCGGACGCATTGACCGGGAATCTTCTGAAGCTGCGAAATCGGTTATATGAACTGTTTTTGCTGTCCCGGCTGACGGATTCTGAACAGCCCAAATGAAAGGCGGTTTGATTATGGGTATCAATATCTGGTGGGCATTGTTTTTCATGTTTCTGGGCGGTGCAATCGTGGATATGTACAACTGGCGAGCATGGAAGCTGTATCAGCGCGGAAAAAGTGAACGGTTCGGGTGCAATGAAGGGATGCGCAGATGATTTATCTTCTGGGCTTCATCGTGTATCTGTTCCTTGTGTGGTTCACAATCAGGTTCGTTTCCGTGACCGCTGACCCATGTGAAGGGTGTCCCGTCCGTTCCACCTGTACCCCCGAACATTATTCCAAATGCAGGGGGGTGTCCCTATGAGCAGGAAAATCAGCAAATACAACCCTGAAGGCTATCATGACCCGACAACCTATGAAGCCATGACCAATGTGACGCAGGAAGAACTTGCCCTTGAAAACAAGGTCAATTTCCTGATTAAAGTGCTGAAGTTCATCATTCGTGAAAGCGGCTTTGAACTTCTGAACCGCATTGAAATTAAGGATTCAAAAACGGGCAGATGCTTCAGATAAACCGTGAAGGGGTGTGCATTCGTGTACACCCCTTCATCAATCAAAAAAAAAGGAAGGTGCTTCAAATGCTGAACAACTATGACC